TGAGATGGCGAGTGACGCGGGCCGGAAGACGTATTGGGACCTGCTCGAAACCCTGAGATGGATTTGCACGCGCAATGAGAAACTCGTTGCAGCCATGCGGGACCGGAGCGATGACGACAGGATGGCTGTGACCCTATCCGGCATGAAGGTGCCATTGGTTATCCACTCACCTCCAGGGCCTTGGGGGACAAATCGCGGCGCTGATCTGGAGGCGACCGCGCCACAGGGTGACGGGAGCACCTCGATCCAAGGCCTGGATGATGTGCTCATCAAGGTGCACAGCGGTCGTGTTCGGATGACTGCGATCAGATGCGACGGGGGTAACAATGAGCAAATCTCGATGCCGTTGGCTGAGCTGAACGACTTGACGTTCCGGCTCATCCCGGGCCACCCGGTTGCCCCGGTGGGATTATGGTCGCGATCGCGCGACATCCTGATGTGGAGATCGCCGCAGTTTTTGAGTGTAGATGTGATTGGTGAATGGCCGGCGCGAAACACAAAAACAGCCGCGGTTTCCACTGCGATCCTGCGCCATCTGCGGGAAATCATGAGCCTTGGGGCGCGGCTCACCAAACTAGAAGCACGGCAGCGGTGCCTGGCCGAGGTCCCCAAAGCCTACCCTGGAGCCTTTGAGAAGGCGTGGGCTGAATTGGAACCCTCTTGCAAGAGAGGGCGCGGCAAGCACGGTCCGAGAGGGCATTGATGGGTCGCGAAACCTCGTGATGAAACCTCCGGCTAGATTAAACATGTGCCACTGTTTCACCGGCCGCGACGGGCGCAAATCCACCGCCGATGCGATGCTGCATGGCATCGCCCCGTAAGGAGGTGAGGAATGTTGTCCACACAATCGGAGGCCGCAGGTGCGAGCCCGACACGTGCTTGGCCGGCCGACCAGGTCGAGCGCTGGCCGATCGAGCGGCTGTTACCCTATGCGAACAATGCCCGGCTCCATAGCGAGGCCGACCTCGACAAAATCGCCGCCTCCATCAGCAACTGGGGGTGGACAATGCCGGTGCTGGCCGACGAGGATGGCGTACTGATCGCAGGTCATTTACGTGTCGCCGCGGCGGCAAAGCTGAAGTTGACGTCCATCCCGGTGGTCGTCGCCCGCGGCTGGAGCGAGGAGGAGAAGACTGCCTATCGCCTGGCCGACAATGAATTGGCGGCGCGGGCGAGCTGGGATCCCGACCTGTTACGCGACGAACTCCGCAAGCTCGAGTTTGCCGGTTTCAATCTCGACCTGGTCGGCTTCCAGCCGGATCGGCTCGAAGACTTACTGGCCGGTTTGGGTTCGAGCGGTCTGACCGATCCGGACAGCGTCCCGGAAATACCCGAACAACCGGTCACTCGGCTCGGCGACATATGGCTGTTGGGAGACCACCGGATCGGCTGCGGCGACAGCACGAGCGCGGCGGATGTCGCGCCAGTGCTGGCGGGATCGGGGCCTCATTTGATGGTCACCGATCCGCCTTATGGCGTCAGCTACGATCCGTCCTGGCGAGCGCGCCGCGGCCTCGGTGCCGGCAAGCTGGCGCAAGGCAAGGTGCTCAACGACGATCGCGTCGACTGGCGGGAGGCCTATGCGCTGTTCCCCGGGGATGTCGCCTATATTTGGCACGGGGCTCTGTACGGCGATGTCGCCGCCGCCGGTCTGGCGGCTTGCGGGCTGCAGCCGCGCGCTCAGATCGTCTGGGCCAAACAGCACTTCACCTTGGGCCGCGGCGATTATCATTGGAAGCACGAAACCTGCTGGTACGCCGTGCGCGAAGGCAAGATCAGCCACTGGCAAGGCGACCGCACGCAGACGACGGTCTGGGAGATCGCCAACAACAATCCGTTCGGCAACCCGCAGCGCGAGCAGAGTTGGGGACATGGCACGCAGAAGCCGATCGAGTGCATGCGCCGTCCGATCGCCAACAACAGCCGGCCCGGCCAGGCGATCTATGACCCGTTTCTCGGTTCGGGCAGCAGTTTGATCGCGGCCGAAATGACCGGCCGCGTCTGCTACGGTGTCGAGCTCAATCCCGCCTATGTCGATGTCGTCGTGCGACGCTGGCAGGGCTTCACCGGGCGCGCCGCGATGCACCAAGCCTTTGGGCAATCGTTCGACGAGCGCGGCCAAAGGCAGGACCACGATCAATCAGGAGCCGCACATGGCGAGAAAAGCATTTGCGGTGAATGATGCCGTGCGCGAGAGGGTGCGGCACTTGGCCGGCATCGGTCTCCGTCAGGACGACATCGCCAAGATCATCGCCTGCTCGTCGAAGACGCTGCGCAAGCGGTGTCGTGATGACCTCGATCGCGGCGTGGCCGAGGCCAATGCAACGGTCTCCGGCTATTTGTTCGCCGCCGCGAAGGCAGGAAACGTCACGGCGCAGATCTTCTGGTTGAAGACGCGGGCGCATTGGCAGGAGAAGACGGCGCCCGATCACCCGGTTCCGGGCGTCAATGCCGAGGCGAAGTCAGAGGTCCTCATCCTGCCCGATAACAACCGAGATCCCGAGCTGACGCAAGTGCTGCGGGAGGCACAAGAGAAATACTTCGCCAGAAAACCGCGGCGGCAGCCGCCAGAAGTCAGGACTGGGTTCGAAGGGCAACCCGTGGAGACCGACAACACCGTGGGCACTCTCCCCGATAGCCGTCGCAACCTGCCTCCCGGCTATCAGGGACAGACGGCTTCGGGGCCGGACCTGTGACGCATGTCGTTACCGTTCACAGCAACGATCTCGGCGCAGCCCGGACCTCAGACCGAGTTTCTTCGGAGCCCTGCTGACATCTGCATCTACGGCGGCGCCGCGGGTGGCGGGAAAACCGTCGGGCTGATCCTGGAGCCGCTGCGCCACGTCGGCCGGGTCGCTAACTTCACCGCGGTATTCTTCCGCCGCACGACGCCTCAGATCACCAACCCCGGCGGGTTATGGGATGAGAGCCAAACCTTCTATCCGCGGCTCGGCGGGACCCCGCACCTCGGAATGCGCGAGTGGCGTTGGCCGCGCGCCGGCAAGATCAAGTTCTCCCACCTGCAGTTCGAAACCACCGTCTACGACTGGCAGGGCGCGCAGATCGCGTTGATCTGTTTCGACGAGCTGACGCATTTCACGGCGCATCAGTTCTTCTACATGGTCAGCCGCAACCGCTCGACCTGCGGCGTGCGGCCTTACATCCGCGCGACGTGCAACCCGGACGCCGACAGCTGGGTCGCCGACTTCCTGGCGTGGTGGATCGACCCGGAGAGCGGACTTCCGATCCCCGAGCGCGCCGGCGTTCTGCGCTATTACGTCCGCGTCTCGGAAAGGATCGTTTGGGCCGATCGGCCCGAGGAGTTGATGCAACACCTGCCGCGGCCGGAGGATCTGCCACCGGGCCTCGACCCGCCGCGTCCGATCAGCGTCACGTTCATTCCCGCGACCGTGTTGGACAACCCGGCTCTGCTGCGGGTCAACCCCGAATATTTCACTTGGCTGCTGTCACTGCCGCTGCTCGAGCGGGAGCGGCTGCTGGGCGGCAATTGGAAGATCCGGCCGGCCGCCGGGCTCTATTTCAAGCGGGAGTGGTGTGCCGTCGTCGACGCGCTCCCGACGGACCTCGACGTCGTCCGTTATTGGGACCTCGCCGCTACCGAAAAGACCGAGTTCAACGACCCCGATTGGACAGTCGGCATCAAGCTCGGCCGCGATACGAACGGCGGCTACTGGCTCCTGGATGTGGTGCGCGGGCGGGCCAACCCCGGCGACATCGACACCTTGCTGCTCAATACTGCCGCGCAGGACGGCAAGGGAGTCCGCATCGGATTCGGCCAGGATCCGGGGCAGGCCGGCAAGAGCCAGGCGCTTCACTTGGTGCGCGCGCTCAGTGCCTTCACCGTGCGGCCGGCCCCGGAGAGTGGCGACAAGCGCACCAGGTTCGGGCCGTTCAGTTCGCAGTGCCGTGCCGGCAATGTGAAGATCCGGCGAGGCTCCTGGAACGAGGACCTGTTCCGCACCCTCGAAGGCTTCCCCGATCTCGCCCATGACGATGAGGTCGACGCCTGCAGCGGAGCGTTGGAAATGCTCAATCCCCAAATGGAGAGCTGGGGCATCTACGAGACCACCCGGCGCAAGGCCGAGGCGGTGATCAAAGCGCGGCTTGCGGCGGCCGAGGCGGGACGGCCCAAATCCGAGTTCGCGCCGGGCTCAATGGAATACCAAGCGCTG